GTCAGTGTTAGNAGTGAAACGAAGAACATCAATCAGCAACTACTGAACAACAGTTATTAAATGAAACCCCTTTAATACTGAATAAATACAGCTAATTAGAGAGATTAACCATGTCTTGGAAAAAGTATTTTAAAGCCCCAAATACCGCAATGGTCAGCCCGATCAGTGGTGGGCTAGGCCATAGTCCTAGTTATAGAAACTATCAGAGCACATTGCCTGAGGTGTATATTGGGCACCCGAATCGTCTAGAACGATACAATCAGTACGAACAAATGGACATGGACAGCGAAGTTAATGCTGCCTTGGATATTTTATCTGAATTTAGCAGCCAACCTGAGCCAACAACAAAATTACCGTTTAATGTAGATTACAAAGAAAAGCCNACAGANACTGAAGTTGATATCATCAAAGAGCAATTGCAACAGTGGATTACACTCAATGATTTTAATAAACGTATCTTTAAAATTGTACGTAATACACTAAAGTACGGTGATCAAGTATTTGTACGTGACCCAGAAACATTCCAACTCATGTGGGTTGAAATGAGTAAAGTGGTCAAGATTATTGTAAACGAAGCCAAAGGCAAAGAGCCTGAGCAGTACATTATTAAAGATATTGCACCTAACTTGCAGAACTTGACAGTTACAGCAGTTACTACCAGCGATACCTATGCTAACCATCCTCAGGTGGGCGGACCTAGCGGTGCTTATGTACAGCCTAATGCACCATTTGCAGGTGGAAGTAGGTTTGGGCATGCGCAAAACGAAATGGCAATCAATGCTGAACACGTGGTACACTTGAGTTTAACAGAAGGCTTGGATTTNTTCTGGCCATTNGGTAACAGTGTATTAGAGAATATTTTTAAAGTATTCAAACAAAAGGAATTGCTAGAAGATAGTATTATTATCTATCGTGTACAACGTGCTCCAGAACGTAGAGTTTTCTATGTTGACGTAGGTAACATGCCAAGCCACATGGCCATGGCCTTTGTTGAGCGTGTTAAAAACGAAATTAACCAGCGTAGAATACCCACACAAACAGGTGGTGGTAGCAACATGATGGATGCTACTTACAATCCTATCAGTACAAATGAAGACTTTTTCTTTCCACAAACTGCAGAAGGGCGTGGTAGCAAAGTTGAAGTATTGCCAGGTGGTTCTAATTTAGGCGAAATTACAGACTTGCGTTTCTTTACCAATAAACTATTCCGTGGTTTGCGTATTCCCAGTAGCTATTTGCCTACAGGTGCAGACGATGGTACACAAGCAGTCAATGACGGGCGTGTGGGCACTGCACTAATTCAAGAATGGCGTTTTAATCGGTATTGTATTAGATTACAGAACATGATTGTTGGTACATTAGACAAAGAGTTCAAGATGTTTATGCGTTGGAGAGGTATAAACATTGATGGACAGTTGTTTGAATTAAAACTAAACGAACCGCAAAACTTTGCACAGTATCGTCAAACCGAAATTGATGCAGCCAGAATAGCAACATATGCACAGTTAGAACAGTTCCAATACTTCTCTAAACGATTCTTAATGAAACGTTACTTAGGCTTGGATGAGCAGGAGATGTCAGAGAATGAAGAACTATGGTTAGAAGAACAAGGCGAAACTAAATCTGCAGAGCAGGGTGCAGATGTAGGATTGCGTAGTGTAGGTATTACTCCTGGTGCTATTAGCAATGATATGTCAACAGTGGATGCAATACCTCCAGAAGGTGGTATGCCGGGTGTAGAAGGTGGTATGCCGGGTGCGGGCGGAGTACCCGGCGGAGTAGGCGGAGTTGTTCCTGGAGCACCAGCGGCACCTGCACCGATGCCGGGTGTAATGTAACACATTTGGTAAATACACTATATGTTTATTACTGAGCTTTACAATCTTAAATCGGCAGAAGGTTTCCGTACAGAAAAAGACGATGATTCTGTACAGAAATTGTCTGACATTCGTAAGAGCAGACTNACATTGGCGCAAATAAAACGCTTGAGGATCATGAATGATCTGAGAAAATTTGAGCATCAAAAAGAAATCGAAGACGTTGCTAAACAGTATCGTCCTGCGGCAGAACCTGGTGCAATGCCAGGAATTTAATCAAAATACTTCAAAAAACCACCATTTAAAGCATAATATTACATTATTATGTAAATATCTTTAAGCGAATACTTAATTCTTAAGGAGAGAACCTATGAACCAATACGAGAAGCTAATTGAATTTATCATCAATGAGCAAGAAGACCAAGCACGTGAACTCTTTCACCAAATAGTTGTTGAGAAGTCACGTGAAATTTATGAGAACTTAATTGACGAGAACGATTTTGAAGAATCAGTTCACGGTTCTGGCAACCAAGTTGAAGAACTAGTTCAAGACATCGAAGTAGACCAACAAGGTTTACCAGAAGCCGAAGACGACGTCATGGACATGGATATGGATGACGAAACCGGTGCCGACGAAGAAGGCGACGAAATGGATATGGATCCAGATGCTGACTCCGGCGAGTTCGGTGGTGACGAGGAAGGCGAAGAAGGCGAAGGCGACATCGAAGATCGCGTTATGGACCTAGAAGCAGCCTTAGACGAACTCAAAGCTGAATTTGATCAATTAATGAGCGACAACGACGGTGACGGCGACCACGACATGCAAGATCATGACATGGAAACTGGCGACGACGAAATGGTACGTGAGTACGTTGAGAAAGTAGCTATGCCTAGCAACAAATCCGAAGGCGGAGAAGTTGGTGCTGGTAAGTCTGCTCCAATCAACAAACAAGGTATTGTAGCCAAAGCAAACAACATGGGTGGTACTAGTAGTAACATCGCTAAAGGTGGTGCAGAGCAAGCTGCCGACGGCAAGCCAACTCCACAACCAAGTAATGCATATGCTAAAGGCAAGGGTAACCTACCTGGTGCTGGTAACTTTGAAAATGTTCCTGGTGCCAAGACTAAAGGTTACACAAGCAAAGCCGGTGCTTCTAAAGCAGAAGGTTCTACAACTAGCGGTAAGTTAGCTGTAAACTCTAAAAGCAATATCGGTAGCTAATTGAACAACAAAATGGCTTACTTAAAAGAAAACCTTACATTTGACCACGCCAAGATGGAAGTCCTCTTTGAGGATGACAAGTCTGGCGACGGTGGTAAGGATCTTTATATGAAAGGCATTTTCATTGAGGGTGGGGTAGAAAATCATAACAAACGAGTATACCCTGTTTCGGAGATCAGCAGAGCTGTATCTACAATCAATGAACAAATCAAAGGCGGTTACAGTGTATTAGGCGAAGTCGACCATCCGGATGATTTAAAGATTAATTTAGATCGTGTCAGTCACATGATTGAACAAATGTGGATGGATGGACCTTGCGGACACGGTAAATTAAAGATTCTACCAACACCTATGGGACAACTAGTCCGAGCCATGTTACAAAGTGGTGTTAAATTAGGTGTTTCAAGCCGCGGTAGCGGTAACGTCAGCGATAACACTGGGCACGTCAGTGATTTCGAAATTGTCACAGTTGATATTGTAGCACAACCAAGTGCGCCACATGCATATCCAACAGCCATCTATGAAGGCTTATTGAATATGAAACATGGCCACCGGTCGCTCGATATAGCTCGTGATGCTCAGGACGATAAGAAAGTGCAAAAGTATCTAAAAGAGCAGGTAACTCGCTTGATTAGAGACTTAAAATTATAGGAGAACAGCTATGTTTGATGCTATCAAACCATTACTAGATAGTGGCATCATAAACGAGGAAACTCGTACAGCTATCAACGAAGCCTGGGAAGCCAAGCTAGATGAAGCTCGTGATGCTATTCGTGCTGAACTGCGCGAAGAAATGGCAAGCCGCTATACACATGACAAACAAGTAATGGTAGAAGCTCTAGACAAAATGGTAACTGAAAGTCTTGCTGCCGAAATTCAAGAATTCGTCGGCGAGAAGAAAGCTGTCGTGGAAGATCGTGTGAGAGTAAAAAATCACATGATGGAAAGTGCTGGTAGATTCAACAACTTCATGGTAACTAAGTTATCTGAAGAAGTTAAGGAACTACATAAAGACCGTGAAATTCAGAAAGAGAATTATCAACGTCTCGAAAAATTTATTGTTCGAGCCCTTGCTGAAGAAATTAAAGAATTTGCACAAGACAAGCAGGCAGTTGTAGAAACTAAAGTACGTTTGGTTGCTGAAGCCAAACGTAAGTTACATGAACTACAAAGCCGATTTGTTGCTAACAGCGCACG